ATCAAACAGTTTGCTTCCATCCTGTGTTTCCTCGCCAGTCTTTGAATTTTTCCATCTTATTTCAATCCTTGAATCAGCAGTTGTGCCTTGAAAATCCAATAACACAATCAATGAATAATACAGTCCTGCAAGTGGTGTCTTGTAGGGCCAATCAGCAGGGTTTGCCTCAGTTTGACTGAACTGTGTTGGATTGAATCTTAGGTATATTGGAATGCCAGCAGCCAAAGAAGCATTAAATTCACTCTGTGTTGTTCCCGTAAAAACGTTGAGTGTCTTGGTAAATTCAACATTTGTGTTTGCATCATAACTTCTAAAAACGAATGTATCATATTCTGTATTTGCTGGTGGTTTTAGTGCAATTACATAACCATCAAACACAACATTTGTAAAACTGTAACTGCCAGTGGTTGCATCATAGGTTGTCTTGACTGAGTTTAATCTATCCTTTCTTGCCATCCAATATAGATCCTTGCTAAAACCTGTATTTCTTTCAGCAATGGATAATCCAACGGTGCCTTCCATATAAGCACCATAACGGCTGGCTCCTGCTAATGCACACTGCACATCAACGAATGCATCAATTCCATTGATGTTTGGATCGCCATTCCACTTATCAACATATAGATTTGATTTTACACCTCTGAATGTTGGCATAAACACTTCAACACCAAGACCCTGGTAACCAACTTCTGGTGCGTTTGGTGGCGGATTAGTTTCAGTGCCACTGTCTGGATCTAGGGGAACTGAAATACTTAATGGTGTAAATGGCAATTCCTTTACATAAGGTTGTATCAAATAACTGTCAGGCAAAAATAGGCTTGGCGGCAATTCAATTTGTGCACCTGTAGTAAATGGATACAGTGTGGCATCGTGTTCTGCCGCTTCAATGCTTACCAAACCTTGATTGCTTAGTTTCATACTATACACTCTAAATGTCTGTTGATCCAAATCAAGTATTGTGTCTGTTATTCTAATGATATCACCTACTTCTACATCTAGCAATTCTTGTGTTGCCGTAAATGAAATACGTCTTTGGCTTCTTGACTTGTCATATATCATCTGTGCCAAATCAAATGCAATGGCAGGATTGGTAAGTGTGTGAAATGTAAATTCACCTGTTAGTATTTCATTGTTATCACTGGTTAGATCCGCAGCCACCTCGTAGACTTTCTGTTGATTGGTAAATGCTAAATCAGGATCAATGTAGTTTACAATAACCTTGTTATATTTTGTTCTCTTGCTTTCACCAATAAGACTAATTGAACCCACAATGTGTTCCTTGGTTACATCATATGCACTTGTTACAGTTGCACTTGTAATGTCTGTTGGATGTCCACCATCTTCTACTTTTAACTTGTATCTGCCTTCTACGTATGGCATAATGCTTCTTGCACCTGATACCAATGTTTTTACATTGTCAAATATTTTTGTCTGTGTGCTTAGGACTGCATTCACAGTCATTGCCCTACCTGACTGATTGTTTGAATAGTTTACGGTTTGATTAAATTTGTTAGCCGCAATCTTAAATGCTTCTGCATCAATTTCACTGTCATCTAGTCCAGCACCATAACGTGGCGATTGAAGATAATCTAGTAAACAAGAAGCAGGATTGATTTCATATTTTTTTGTTCTACCTGCATAGGTGCCTGATAGATCCTTGCCTGTTCCGTGTGTGGTTACATCATATACTTTTTTGCCAAACACATCAAACGAAACTTTGGGTATACCACCTGAGAATGGATTGTATTCATCCTGTGATTCAACATTCTTCCATTCAAAACGCATAACCACATAGGCAATGCCTGGAAGTTTACGCTGTTTTCCGCCCCAGTTAGCAGTTTCGTTTGCAAGTGAACTCTGTCCCTGTGAATCCGTGCCATTAAAGCATTGGTATTTTACCCTGCCACTAAATCTACCCTCACTAACCGTATAAACAGTGCCTGCGGCTCTTACGCTGGTAATTGGTAATTCAACATCATTTACAATAATGTTTCTAAATCCATATATTTCACCTTCACATACAGCATAGACAACATACAAGAACTTGTTAGTCTCACCATTTGATTCTACAAATACAATGTTGCCACCTACACGTCTATAACCATATACCACAGGTATTTGATTGTTGGTTCCTGTCTTACTTACGGTTACACCCGTTGCCGCTGACCCTGGGTCTGGAACTTCTGGTGTGTCAAATGCACCAAATGGTGATACAACGAAGCCAACAACATCGCCAACAAAGTCTACGACAGTTTCTACAACGTCAACAACAAAGTCAACAACCGTTTCAACAACGTCCTTTACAAAATCAACTACACCACCCATTCGTTACTCTCCAAAGGTTTAACATAATGATATCCAACTTCTTGCATATCTCTGTTTTTGAAATAGGTTTGAATTCTGTGTAACCATTTGTCATTTGGTTTGTAATCTTCTGTGTAAGTCATACAGGATGCCTGCATAAAATCACAACGCATTTCTACAAACCAATCACAAACATATTGATATAATGTATCTGCTAGGTTTTTGTTCCTTGCTTCTGGATGCACAAAGATAAAAGTTAATTCTCCATATCTTTTGCCATTCCAAATCTTTTGACAGATTTTGCCAATTGCGTATGCAACAAACTTACCATTTTTTTCTTCTACAAATATTTTGAAATCTGGTGACATCATCATATGCTTGAATGCTTTCTTGACAAAACTTCTGTCCACATCGTCGTGTCCAGCCAATCCTGCATCCTTGGCGTGTTCAATTGCGATATCTACCAGCAATTCTAATTCTGTTGTTTTTGGAAAGCGTATCATTATACCTTACCCCATTTTATGTCACGTATTGATTCGTGACTGTATTCAAATCCAAAGTCCTGTGCAAATTCCTGTTGTAGGCTTGCTTGGTTTGTTCTTCTACCAGTAAGTCTATTGAAGTTGGTAAACAGACTGTTGACATCTAGTGTAATGGTTGCTGTGTCTGTTGCGTTTACAGTTTTGTATCCTGCAATCTTGCCCTTGAAAATAATCACACTCTTATCGCCTGTGCTGTCTCCAATAAGACTGTAATCATTTGGATCTAAAAATACTCTGCGTATTGTTACCAATTGATTAATTTGATTTGAATTACAGAATGTCTGCACATTGGAAACATCAAGTCCATTTATTGTTAGACTGATGCTTGTAATTTGTAATTCTGAAACTTCAGAAGTTTCTGAGATGCCCATAAAGTTGCCCTGTGCTTCATAGGTGTCACCATTGAAAGTAATGTCAAATGGACCGTCTGTATATCTTACAGTTGATCCTCCGTTTACACCAATCTCTACAAGTGTAAGAGCAAGTAAACTGTTACCTGCGAGATAGGTATTTTGGACATTACTTAATCTGCTCATAATACCTCTCTAACGTCTATTTCATAATTTGTGTATTGCTCTGTGGTATAACTAAATTCTTGGATATCATTATCAAGTATCATTCTAAAAGGAACATCGTTTGTTGTTACTGCTTCACCATTTGAAACAGATTCAACAAGTCCTGGTTGAATGTTTATGATTGCTTCTCCATTTGCTTCTGAGTTACAATCAGTTGTAACAACATATACCTTGGTATGGTTAGCAAATCTAATTACATCACCTGCCTTAAGAACATTATTGCTGTTTAATGGTGTTTGCACCTTAATGGTTGTATCACCAACACTGTGGTTGCCAGCACTGTCTGTTTCTACTGTAACATTGCCATCTACAGCGGCCCTGTTTGCTGAAATACTTTGACTGACAACAGGTATAACAATATCAAATTCATTTAGTTTACCTTGTGACAGTGCAATAAACGCCTGTATGGGTCTAAACTCTGCCGCACTCATTGTAGGAAATGCAAGTGTGCCTGTAAACAGTGTTGTGGCGTTACTTGCTCTTACAGTTCTACCACTCTGTGTTTGAACTGTTTTTGTTACTGTGTTTTGTCTAAAATTCGCTGTTGTAAAACCAGGCGAACTTGGAAAATTACCTATATAAGCCATTATGCTATAACTCCCTGTTTGCCCTGTTTGGTTAAGGCATTGTTAATGATGCCAGTAATTGTTGCTCTTCTTCTAATTAGCAGTTCATCAAAACCCTGTGCATCAACTGTGGAGATATTGAAATTAACAGTTACTGGACCTTGTCCCATTTCATTGTTTGGAACGATCCTACCACCAGCATCAGGAATAAACATCTCAGGTCCTTTTTCACCAACCAAGTATGCCTGTCCTCCACCAACTGGACCTCCCTTCTCTCTTGGCCCTGTGTATTGTGAGGATTTAATTGCGGCAATCTGTGCATAACCCTGTGCCGCTACTAGTGCCGCCGCTCCAAGGTTGAACGGGAAAGGTAATGCCAATGCCGCTGATATACCTCTTGCCACATTAACAATCGCTTCTGCAATAGCAACAGCCTTGGCAATCTTGAATGCTTTTTCGTTTGTCTGTCCTAGTGTAGATAACAGGTCTTTACCAATGGCACCTAATAATTGGACTCTCTGCTTACCACTGAGTGCTTCAATGTCTGCAACCTGAATAGTTCCATCCTTGATTAACTTAACTGTATCTTCTACTTCACGCTTTCTTTGTTCTGCTATGCTTCTTTCATTATCAGCAAGTATTTTTGCTCTTGCCTTGGCAAATTGTTCTTCAGTGATTAATTCTCTTGCTCTTGCATCTTCAAGAGTTTTCATTTGATCTTCTAATTGTTTTTTCCTTGGATCAAATTCAGAAAGTATGCTTCCAGTCTGTCCTGATATGCTTCCAAGTGCTTTTTCTATTTCTTCTCTTTCCTTGAGTAAAATATTAGCACGGATCAATTCTTGTATTTCTGCTTTCTTGGCTTCTTTTAATTCTTCCGCAACCTTAAGTCCAGCAAGTGCTTCATCTACTTTTAATTTTTCATATTCAAGTGCGACTTTTTGTTCTGTTGTCAATCCAACTATCGCATTTTTTTGATCCTGTATTTTTTTAACAATGTCAGTCATAGCATTGTTAATTTTTTCTGTGTCGCTTACTTCTACTTTTGTTGCCGCAATGGTTTCTTCAATTTCTTTTTTAACTGCGGCTTGTTTTTCAATCGTTGCATCAACCTTATCAAAGAAATTGCTGGTTAGCATTTCTAAGCGACCCATCTCCTCAGTGGAACCACCCATTGCACCCGTTATTTCATTGAATTTAGATTTTACTCCAGCACTAAATGCCTCTGGACTTTCACCTGCGAATGTAAATTGAAAATCAACTGGATCTCCACCAAAGAATTCCTTAATGCCACTCCACCAACTTACCAAGGTGTTACCAAGATCCTGCACTTTACCTGCAAGCCAACCAATGCCCCAAAGTATTTCATCAAATAGTGCGGCAAATAAAACTGTAATAATCTTAAATTTAGGACCAAGTAGGAAGAAACCAATGATACCAAAATCTCTAATCATTGGCGGTAATGCCTGAACAAAATCAATTAGATTGTTCATACCAGTTGCAACAAGGTTGAATACTGGTGCAACCAAATCACCTAATCTTGCGATACCAATTGCAAATTGTTTTACTACCTGGATAATACTTTGTCCAGCCTGCTCTGCAAATTTTTCTATTGAACCAAATTGTTCATTGAGGATTTCATCAAGTGTTCCAAGTATGCCCTTGGCAAAATCCAACAAACCACCTTGATTACCAAGTGCTAATGTAAATTTGAATATCTTATCCTGTATCATTGACAGAACACCTTCATAGGTATTTGCCAATGCCAATGTTGCATTTTCAAATCTACCGCCAGGACCAAATACTTCCTCAAATCGCTTGGCAGTTTCATCTGCTGTTACTGTGGCACCTGCTTGGAATCCTAGTAGGGCAAGGATACCTCTTTCACGGAATATTTCAGCCGCTGCCGCTCCACCTGAAAATGCTCTCTGGATCTGCTCAGAAGCAGTCCTAAAGTCAAGTCCAGACACCGCCGCAACATTACCCACAATCTGCATATTCTTGGCAAGTTCTTCTGCATTATCAGAAATAACTGCAAGACTTCCTGCACCTTGTTGTATCTGTTCAAGGGTGAATGGAACCTGTGAAGCATAATCAAGCATTTCAGCGAATGCCTTGTTACCTTCTTCAACTGATCCAAATAAGAATTGGAAACGAACACCAAGTTGTTCAACCTGTGATGCTGTATTAAGAATTGATTTGATACCAAATGCCGCACCAATGGCACCACCAATGGCAAGTATCTTACTTTGTAAGCCACCAAACCCTCTTTCAAGATTTGATACTCCCTTACCAACACCTTTGAGGCGGTTATTGATATTTCCTAATACTCGTGCCGTCTTATCTACGGCGACGATTTGGACTGTTTGTGTTGCTGCCACGCTTTAATGCCTCCGCTTCCAATTTGAACCAAGCGGCCCAAATGTTTATTTCTAGGACACTGAATTGCATAACCTCTTCTATGCTTTTCCCTAACTCCCTCGCAATCTTTACGATTAATTGGAGTTCAGTGTCCTCACTTAGTTTTTTTCAACAGCCTCATAATCTGAAGTGGTAGCATTTAGCATAGCCGCAATTCTCATAAGAACTGCTGGATCTGCCTCATTCATAAGCGTGTTTTTGTCAAACTTTGAAAACAATGGTTTTCCTTCTGGATCCAATGCCTTAAGTATTACACTTTCTACCAACGCTTCAACTGTCTTACCAGCCTGTTGCAATTCAATAATCTTTGACTCTACTGCAAACGGATGTGCCGTCTTGTAATAGATGTCTGTTTTCCATTCTGGGACACTGATCTTTGCAAGTTCGCCAGAAAGTTTAGTTTTATAGTGTGCTTTCACATTTTCTAATACACTCATTTATATCTCCTTCGTGATATCTCCCTAACGGTAGGTCCAAGTATCCCATTAGGTGCTTGTTTTGAATGGCCCTTCTCAAGTGCATCAATATGAGGAACGCGATTGACGATATTCTGTTGTCTATAAGACTTTTCTAATCGCCAACCACGCCTCGCTTGACCCTTGTCAATTGGAGTCTTGGATTTTGCAACCTCCAATATATCCGTAGCCACCCTAGTCATAAGGTTCTCTTTTTCTCTTTCAAGAGATCTCATAACTGCTCTCGTGCCTGTTACCTTAAAGGATAACATTAGATATTCTCAGCCTTATACCGCTTCAATATCTAAGGCACCTGTGCCTTGGAAACTAACTGTTGCAGTTACTAAGTCGTCGTATGACGCTGTTCTTGAAACAGAAGTTACAATCACCTTACCAGTGAATTTCTCACCAGAAGATGTGTTTGGATAGAACTCTACGAATAGGTCACCATCAGCATCTGGTCTGAAACCATTTGATGCCGCTGAATGCCCATCATCATAAACTACTTCCATTGATCCAGTGAATTGGTGTAATCCACTCTTGTATGTTCTCGCCGCGTCGCCCATCACAGTATCTTCAATAACATCTTTTGTATGTTCTACTGTCCAGGAACGAACTTCAGCGATTGCTACTTCACCTGCAGAATCAGTCCCTAATTTGACTGTTCCATTCTCGCCTGTATATGTTGCCATAGTCTAGTCCTCCTTTTTGGCAGTTTGAAAATCATCTTCTGAAAAAGTTAAGGTATCAATTGAGTCTGGGTCATCGCCCCAAGATTCAAGTGAATAATTTTCCTTTTCTTCAGATGCTTTTGAAGTCACCTGGGCATCAGCAGTAATTTTGTTTTTACTTCCTTTGCTTTTAGTAACTTTTTCTTCTGTTGGTTTTTCTAATGTCCAACCTTCAGAAAGAAATCTTTCTACACGATCCTCTTGGATTTTTTCCCAGGATCCTTCCTTCCACATTTTGGTATATTTCATTATGTTGCTCCTTTAGTGAATGAATAATGCACTTCAGCAATCATAAGAAATTCACCTAGTGGTGGTGTTCTATCTATTACTTCAATTGAAGTAATATGGGTTGTTGATGCTCGTGCTGATGCCAGTTCGCGTGTGCGGTCCGTGTTTAGTGCTTCTTCTATTCTTTCAATTAGGTTGTTGCGTTTTTCATCAACTGATTGAACGAATCCTTTTCTACCATCAGAGCGAACAAATCCTCTGATATTCACCTCAATTATCCCACGTCTATAACCGCCCATTGCTTGATCCTCACGTGTCTCATTGCCTGCGGTTACTAATAGTGCTGGGAACTGTGTCATTGCCAACTTGTCTAAGTCAAATGGCTCTCTTGACACAAATACTGGTCTTGGTGGATTCATATCCTCCAAAACTTCTATGATGTTTCTTACTGCTAGTTCTCTATTGTTGGACATACTACCTTACCTTTTTAGGCGGAGGTAGTGAGTTGCTTCTCTTTCGTCGTCTGTAACTGTCCCACTGCTATCCGCATCATATTCAACACCATCACGCAAAATCAAATCAAGTTCTCTTTCGTATTCTTTACGATAGAACTCCATCTTGCGTTCAAATAAATCTTGTTCTGGTTCAAATTTAGCGAGTTTAGGATAAATGTGGAAACCCAGTGCATTGTAGGCACAGGCTCTAGTCAATTGGCTAGCAGTGTATAGATCTTCATCTGGCTCATTGCTCATAGTGAGTTTTGCCAAATCATAAATGCCATTGTGGTATGTAGGCCACCAACGGATTCTTAGGTCTCTAAATACGTCTTGTTGTGCTTTTGTGATTTCTGAATCAAAATCAGGTATACCAAAATCTATAATGTCTGGTTCATATTCCTGAATGTCAGATATAGTTGCTAGTGTTATCGCCATAGGATACTGTCCTTTATAATACGCTCTGAGTCCTTCTCAAACCGCTAATTTGTTAACATTAGTATTTAGCAGTTTGGCTGGAAACCATATAGTTTTCAAAAGAAAAGGGCGATATTGCTACCGCCCTTTCCTACTATGAAACAATTATGAGTTATTAGATAACTGCTGTTCCGTCTGATGTAATACCAACACCATACTGGTCAAATAGTTCTGAAACGCCATAAGCCATTGAACCAACAATTTCAGTTGCTCTCATAGAAGCATCTCTTTGTGTTTCAATTCTCATATCACGCTTTAACATATAACCAAGTGCGTCTGTAGTCATTACAGCACCAGTGTATGCACCTGCTGAGTCTGGAGCACCAATGATTGTGCTTTCAAACACATCAATACCAGCAATACGTCCAATAAAGCCATTTTCTAACGCTCTGTTACCTACGTCACTTAGGTTGTGTGACATAGTTGCACCGTTGTTAGTTAATTGTGCTTTGATATCGTATGCTTGATATGGGTGTAACACTGCAACAAAGCCACCGTTTTGGTCTGCTTTGTTAGCCTTTAGTGTTGCTGCCGCTTTGAATAAGTCTTCAACTGTTACGGCTGCACCAATTTTGTTAATGTTAGTTGAAAAACCAGTGAAAAGAGCCGCTAAGTCAGTGTCAACTTTCTCAGCCATTGCCGCACCTAATTGTCTACCAATTGCTGCCGCTGTGTCATCTGCACTTGCTTCTTCTAACAAGTCAGTTAGTGTAACCATTACACCTACTTCAGATGCAGTGATTTCTTTCTTAGTTGTCGCAAAAGACACGTTTGAAAGATCTGCTCCGTCAGCAACGCCAGAAGCAGTTACCGCTGGATAGATTGGAACCTGTGCAGTTAAGCCAGGTGTTCCTACCATATTGTAATTTCTTACAAGTGGACGGATAATAGACTGCTCAGATAGTGTAAACAGAGCGGCCTGCATAATGTTTGCGTAAAGAGCATCTGCTCCTGATACGCCTGTGTCAAATTCATTCGCCATAGTTATTCTCCTTTAGATAGCAAATTATACGCGAATCCCTTTTGCCTGCATTATCTCACGATAACGCTTACGATGTTCAGGATTCTGCATATTAAGTTTAGTAACATCGTTATCTACCACAGGAGTTTGTTTGCCTACACCTTGTCCAGTTCCAGAACCTTGTGGTCCTGCACTAACAAAATGAGGATTTGCTGTAAGGAATTCATTTACCAAGTTTGATACAGTTAATGGGTTACCATTATCATCATATCTTACCTGTCCGTTCGTGTCTACAACATCAACACCACCTGCTTCGTTAAGTTTCAAGTTGCCTTTAAGCAATGAAACCACTTGCTGTGGATTTACTGCTCTTTGGTTACTTGCCTCACCTAACAGTGTGCCGTCAACCTTGATAGAATGCAATTCGCTTTCGTATGTTTGTATTTTAGAGTTAAACTTTTCAGCCTGCTCTTTCAATAGTTTTTCATACTCGCCACGCTTCTCCATCTCCTGGGTCTTGCGTTGCTCTTCTGCTTCTACCAACGTATTGTAGTGGTCCAAGTCAACGCCTGAATATTTCTTTTCAAACTTTGCCTTTTCCCTTGCCACTCTCTCTGCAATGATTTTATTCACTTCATCTTGAGTGAGCGTATTGTTTTCCTTAACAACGTCCTGTGTTGCTACCTGCTCTTTAACCTCTGGTTGAGATGCAGTTCTCTCAGTTTCGTTTACCGCTGTGTTTTCTGCGTCCATTTTATGTCCTCTTTATAATTGGTTGAGTTCTACCACCTGCCCTCTTTTGGCAGTATGTTCTATTATTTATCCTTTATTGGATAAATCAGTTTATTTACGGCGTCTTCCGCCACGTGACTTCTTGTCTTTCTTCTTCTTGCCACCACGTGACATTTTACGTCCACCTCTCATAGCCATAATCGCTCTCCTTATGTTTCTACTTCCCAGCGAAAAGGACCTATTTCCTTTTTGCGTTCTAGTATTTCAAGCCTGCGTATTTTGGTTAATTTGCCTATTTCAAGTAAATTGTTTCTTGCCCTTACGCCTGCTGCCTTTGAGTCTTTTATTTCAAAGCGCCATACGTTTTCCTTATATTCATCTATAAGTTCACGTAGGCGCTTTTCTGTGGGCAGTTCATTTATGAAATCTCTTTCAGGTATAAACTTACCCATTCTCGCCCGTTTCGCCCCCAGAGTTGAATAATTGTGCTAGTTCTGGATGTAGTGATTTAATTTCTTCATCTGTATATCCTGCTTCTACCATTTCTCTTAAATGTGTAACCAAGTCGTCTGCAGAAGTTACAGGGGCGTGTAAAACACTGTCTTTTGCAGGTTTGTTTTCTGCTTTCCATTTTTCATACCATTCTTTAGTATCTTCATATGGCATTTCTGTGATTGTTTCTAACAACATCTTGTCAATCTTGTCAGTAATCATTTTATCATCAGGTGCTGTTTCTTTTGCCATTTTCAACATTTGAACATCATTTACTTTGTCCTGTATTGAGAATGAACGTGGATATTGCACTTCGCCATCCCAAATTGCGCCTTGATACTCAGCCCATAGTCTCCAAATTTGTTCTTCTGCGTGTTCTAGATTCATTGCAAAATCTGCCAAACGTGCATTTAACATTTGGAATTCAGTCTGTAATCCCACTCCTGACAATCTACGACTTTCTACAGAGCGGATGCCTCCCAGTGAAGCCATTCTATCAATGGATTCAACCTTTCTTTCAATTGCCTGTAGCACTGCCTCAATACTTGCTCCATCTGGTTGTAACAAGTAAGGTTTTAGGTTGCCATCTAGGTTTTGTGGCATTTGAATAATAGAGCCTGCACCAGCCGCCGCTTCAGTGTCTGCTGTTTTTACAAGTGACGGATGATTTGTTAGTCTAATGATTTGTTCAATTTCACTTGACATCTCATACAGTTCTTTTTGTATGTCTGCAATATCACCAACTGGTGAAACACCAACGCCACGTGTTTGACTTCTAGAAGCGTAAACACATACTGCTGGCACTTTGCCAAGTGCATTTGGTATAGTCATTGCTAGTTCACCTGTATTATTATCTCCGTCTACAACGTAAACATTAATTTCTTCAGGTGTGTATTCTCTTACATACTGTCTACCATTAACTACTTCTTCTTTTACTTTTAGATATGACAGTGTGTATAATCCATTAGGTTGTCTTGAATATTCCCAGTCTAACACATTGTCTGGTGTAAACATAGAAACATAAGGACGTATACCTTGGTTAAGTTCGTCTGCTCTTGTAAGTGTTTCTGCATTTGGTTTGTCTACAATAACCCACACGTTACCATATACCATAGCCATTGCACTTAGTTCTCTAAGGAACTGGGCAAAACTTCTACCATCTAGGTCCGCATCTGCAAGGAAAGGATCTAAACCTGGAAGGTTTTCAATTGAGCCATACTGTCTCTTAGGTTCACGTCTAAACAAGAATGAATTGTATATTCCAACAACGCTTTTTGTATGATTATCAAGTCCAAGCATTCTAAGTCGCTTTTCATAATCATCTCTTGATTCATAATAGTAGGGCTCTAAATACTTTCCTTGAAAGTATTCATACCCACCGTGATAAGAGTCACCTAAAAATACCCAACGATTAAGATAGTGTTTATAGGCAGGATGTGCCTCTACTATATAATCAATGGCTAGTTTAGCGTCACCCTTAATTACTCTGTCTCTAATAACGGGCATCTAGTTCCATCTCCTTGCTTGATTGTTGTTACCTGAGAATGCCCATCTTTGTGGTTCTTGTGGTGCATATTCAGTGCGAACTGGATATAGGAAATCAACCAAATAGCCTACTGCGTCTGCCATATGATCCAGTTTTCCGTCTTTGTCTACGACGTTAGTTCCTGGTTTGTATACCATTTTTTCTAAACTGTTTATAATGTTCTTACATCTAGGATCAACATACAGTCCAATGTCTCCCCTTGCGTTCTTTAATTTACTATTTACTGCATTGATTCTGTCACGCACAGGAGTGTGGCTATTTCTTACCTGCACATTGAATTTTGCATTCTGTAGTATTGAAATATCTGTTTTACCACCTGCTGACGTTTTTCTTTGTTTGCCTGCAGGATCTGGAAATATATTGATTCTTGAATTTGGATATCTGCGTCTTAGTTCATCACAGGTATCTTCTGTGCTTGAACTATCCAATAACAGTTCATCAATAAAATATACACAACCATTTTCAATAACAGCAATGGCGCTTGAAAGTGCACCTACGTTAAAGTCTTGTCCTATGTATATTTCAGTGACGTCTGGATTTGGATAACTCTTTAGATGTCTTTCTCTATCAAAGTTATAGTATACCATACCACTGTATGTGTTGAATGTTGCAAGGTATTCTTGTTGAAATGTTTTTTCATCCATATCACGTCTTGCATCTTCAATTTCATTCTGTGGCACATTGCCACCATCTAGTGTTGTATAAGTCCACGCTTCCCACCCATCAGTTGTAAGAGCCATTGAATACATCTCGTGGCTAAAAGATCCTACTCCGCGTGGTGTTCCTGTGAACAGTGCGTGTCCCCTCTTGTCAGATAGTGTGGGACGACAGACTTCTGTCCATACCCTAGGATCTATATCCTGAAATTCATCCATTACAATAAAATTCAATCCAACGCCTCTAAGGCTGTCTGGATTATCTGCACCTTTAAGGTGTATAACGCTTCCATTCTTTAATCTTAATTTTAGTTCTGCTTCATTGCTGGCTTCAATCCAACGCAGGTCTTTTAATTTGCCTTTCAATTGATCCCATACAATGCCCTTTGCCATTCTGTAACTTGGCGCAACATACCATACTTGACTGTTTGGTATACTTGCAAATTTTGCCAACTCTCTCATAGCCACGTGTGTTTTGCCAAAGCGACGTCCTGTAACAGCAACACGAAAACGGCTGTCACTTGAACAAATTTCTTTTTGTGGTTCGCTTAATGGCATTAGTCCTCCCAAGGCAGAGGCTGTGTATTTTGTGTATCCTCTGGTGAATCCTTCATACCCAAATATTGTTTTGATAGAAAAATCTGCACACGGGTATCACCGTTGATTGCTTTTTCCCACATAGCACGTCTTAGACTCTGTTTACCTGTTTCCTTGCCCTTTTCCAACAATGCTTTGAAACGCTTCTTAAGTGCGCCTTCACTACAACCTACAACCTCAGCAATTTCTGCTGGTGTGCATTGTATACAGGCAAGTTTGTAGACAAGATCTCTATCTACTGTTCTGTATTTCTTTTTTTGTGTATCTTGTTCATTCATTAGGCTTGTCTCTCTATTACTTTGATTCTAAAGTTTCTAGAATCTTGTAATCCATTGGTTGTTACAATCTTAAACTCTATGTTATAGATAGTGCCTGCTGTGCCGCCTGAAATGTTTGCTGTTGCTATGTAATCTGTATTTGTTGTTGAATCTATTGTTATGCCTGTGTCCGCAGTTACGGATATAGAAGTAATTGTATCACCACTGGGCATCCAGTTGGTCCAATCCAATGAATAGTCCAAGACTGCGTAAGGGTCCTTCTCAATGTAAGCACCTACTCTGTCTTCCTGGAATCCTGTTAAATTTGGCATATTTATTTCCTTGTGTCCAGTGGTGTCCCCGCCACATCAACTAGTGTTAGGTTCTGGATTTCTAATTTCCTTGTCTCGCTTTTTATCGCTTTGACTCGTGTTTCTTGTTGTATTGTATTTACACGATTTTCACTTATTATGGATTTTTTGCGGGATTCTGCTTCAATTATAAGAGTTCTATTCTCTGTTTTAACCGTGTAAACCCTATATGGATCAATTTTATATAGTGTTAGTGCTGATAACACACTGTTAAATGCGTTTAGTGTTGCACTGCCTCTATATACAACAATACCTCTTGAACTTAGGCTTGCACTGCTTGATATGTTACTAGTGCCATCTCTACTTAGAGTAGAACGTGCTGTAACAGTTGTTATTGCAGGCAATTCAGCATTACCAGTTACGAGTGTTGAATTTGCTCTTACTGTGAATGTAGGTGTTAGTGTTGTTGATAGATCCCTTGTTCTAAATGCATCTACAGTTAGAGTGCCGCTGGATACTTTTAGAACTGTGCCTTGTGAATCCTTTCTTGCCTGAACAGTAACAGTTGCTGTCATTGGCATTATCACTTCACGGAATTCAATTATCCTTACACCATCAACACTCAGTGTGCCAAATGATGCTTGAAGTGTTGCACCTAGTCTTGTTCTTTCAGCATCTGCTGACAGTGTTGCTTGACTGTCAAACTGTATGTTTTGTGGTGTAGAATCTTTTCTACCTGCCACAGTCATTGTGCCTAAACTTGCTTTGAGTGTTGTGCCTTTTCTTGTTCTTTCACCACTTACAGTCATTGTGCCTGATGAGGCAATGAGTGTTGCAGTGTTTCTAGTTCTTAATGCGTCTACTGTAAAGTTAAGAGCACCTGAAATATTTACAACACCAAATTTACGTCTTACACCATCCGCTGATAGTGTTGCAGTTGTGTCTAGTGTTGCACTTGTATCTCTAGTTCTTATGGCATCAACTGTTTGTGTTGCTGTTGAAGTTATTTCAAAATTAAACAGTTGTTTTCTTCTATCACCAATTACTGTAACAGTTGATTGTATAGAAAGTCCAGCCGTTCCTGCAACAACAAGAACACCTTCTGCAGATAGACATTGCCATCTTTCTTGATTAGGACGTTCCCAAGTGTTTTGGTTATCCCAAGTTCCAGGACAGGTAAACAAATCAAGACTTACATTTCTTGTTCTTTCACCTGCACTGGTTAGTGTTGCACTAGCATCTATAGTTGCTATAGGACGCTTGGTTGCGTTTGCACTTATTGTAAATGATAGGGCACTGTCAATGGTAGATGAACCATCCCTGGTTCTAACACCATCCGTTGATAAGGTTGCTGTTGCTGACAGTGTTACAGGTTGTGTAACATCTGTGGCATCTCCAGCATTTGCTGTAACTGAGAATGAAGATGCAAGAGTGGCTGAGCCTGAAATTATGCCTGTGACATAACCAGGGTCAACGTATGTGCCAGCAGTATATGTATTGTCTACATAATCACTGGCGACATATAATCCACTTACAAAATCACTAGCCGCCACGTGGGTTCTCCCCTACAGTGACTTACGCCAATGTAACAGTTAGGTTGCCTGTTGTGATTTGAAATGTATCGTCTGTTAAAATTTCTCTGGCTGTGTCTAATGCACCATAGAAAAGAACATTACCAGCACCTGCTGAATCTGAAGTTGAATCTGCATCAATTACAGCCACGTGTGTGATTGTGCCCCAGTTTGCTGTTGCTGTGTCAAATGTAATATTTCCTGAATTAGAACAAGAGCCATTTGAAATTGCACCAAATGTAACTGCTTTTCTTACGTATGCAGTTCCTACAGTTGTTACTTCGTTTGTTAGGATACCTGCTTCTAGGTTATCCCCAGTTCCACCAGTTGAATCATCTGATGTAAAAAGTCCTACATAAACAGTTGTAGGCGCTGTTGAAGACTGTGAATTGGCTTTTAACCAAAAGTCCAATGTTCTGTCTTCAGTATAATTACTTGCCGCTGACATAATTATTTCTCCTTATAAGGTTTCTTTGCGTTTGTTATAACAAGTGTATTTATTGAATGTGCCTAGATAATAAACTTACGCTAATTTTTCAAATTTAAAGATCCAAGATCCAGAGATGCCTGTAACGTCGCCTACAATTTGAAATTTATATTCTTTTGTAGATGCAATAGTAAACACTGCATATACTGCGCTTCTTATTTCTACTGAGCCTGAAGTTACTCTGTTAAATGTTACTTCATTAGTTGAATCTGTATTATTATAAAGATATATTGTATCAACAGCACCCTCACCAATGCCAATTGGATTCATTAGTTGAACTGCATAGGTGCCTGCTGTTAGTGTAAAATTATATCCGCCTGCACTGTCTGAATTATTAGTAAGGAAGCCTGCATTATAATGGATTGTATCAATAGCCCAAAAATAATCTAAACCACTTTGATTGTTTACATTTGCCATTTCAAAAATTGCAGTGTTGTTGCCTACACTTGTAGAAGCAACCTGTTCCCATTTGCCTGAACTTGAACTATACTGTAAAAGGTCACCGTCTGAAGGTGAACTAATGTTTAGGTGATCAATAATGTCATTTACATTATCAATGTTTTGTTTTATGTCAGGTCTTGCAAGACTAATTTTGTCTCCGCCTTGATCAACATTGGCTGTTGATGCTTTTGTTCCTGAAGGCCACGCCATTATGCACTCTCCTCAATATTGCAATCAATACTAATAGGACGATATCCTAGTTCAGCAATTAATTCATCACTTACGGTTTCTGCAATAACAGCCTCATCCTTGGTAATAGTTTTTGTTTGTGTTTGGTTGTTGTTATCAGTGTATGTTAATGTGTATGTAACCATTATGTAATATCATCTCCTATCAATGTTGAGTTATTTGAATCATTGAAGTGTAACAACAATTTTGTATTTGAATCATTAGTAAATGCTTCTGTTGGAACCGTATAACTTGCACCTGTATATCTTGCATTATTTGATAAACGGAATTCATCTATCTGTCCAACAAAATCAACAGCACCATCTGATAGTGTTCCAATATAGATACCGTTTGCATTGCCTACAGTATCACTTGAAGTTGTTGAACCTACTCTAGTGCCATCTAGATATAGACTAACTGTTGTGCCGCTTCTTGATAATGCACAATGATGCCAAGTTGATGCACTTACACCATTGCCTGTGCCGTTAATGTCAATACCACCTGCGCCATATTCATCAGTGTAAAGATTTGATCCTTGAACATTTACAAACTGTCTGCCTGTGCTTTCATTACCAATTGCAAATAGACATCTTGTGCCTGATGTTGAAGTTGCATAGAACCAACATTCTGCTGTGAAGTCTCCACTCTGTGAGAAATCAGTTGAGGTGTTCTGCACTCTATCATTTACCCCATCAAGTGTAAGAGCACCTGAGCCAAATTGATAATTTACATTGGTGATTGCGGCATTACCAACAGTTGACATAACAACAGCAGTTCTATCACCGTCACTCATTGTTCCGTGTTCATTATCACTTAGGGTATAATTTAGATTTGATGTTTGTCCACTTGCTGTTGTAAATGTATTTGAATCAGCACCATAATGATAAACCAATGGAGCACTTAATCCTGATCCAGTTCCATCTGTGCCCATATTGATATATCCGTTTGAATAAAATTTACCAATGTTGGTATCTAGATCAACATAAGAATCATCACACCATAATTGTGCCATTCTATCACAAAAAACTGCCCAGTTTGTTCCTGCCGCATCACTTCTACCCCAAGCACTCACACCAATAAATGTTGTGGTGTGCATAATAATTCCTGCTGATGTTGGTAAACCTGCTGTTACGGCTGGTGTCGTATCAACACCATCTAGATATATTTGTGTAGAATCTGCACTTGCATCGTGCGATACTGCTAGATGATGCCAAGTATCTGCTGTCAATGTTCCTGATCCAAGAACAGTTCTATCTGCAAATCCGCCGCCCCAGTTTGTGTAAAAATTTACACTTCCATTATCATATATTCTCAACATATGATTGGTGTTTTGATCACTTCTTACAAAACTATACACAATCCAAGGATCTGTGTCTATTGAATATAGTGTTGGTTTAATCCAAACACTAAGAGTAAAATCATCAGTGGCTGAACCTATGTTATTTGTAATTGCTAGATCTCTATAACCTGCTGTTGATCCACTTGAGCCAGCCTGTATTTGTTCGCCAAACTCACTTGGATAATATACTGCGGATACTGGTGCCGCCCAAGCAGGATGTCCTAAAAATGAAAGTCTTGATGCACCTAATGGCATAATTTACTCCTAACTAAAATTCGTTGCTATTGAAGTGTAATAGTTTGTGCCATCATAAAATATGCTTACCACACTCAGTGTTGTTAATGTTGTTGCCCCTTCTGCAAATTTATGATTAGCAGTGCCACTAGCAGTTCCGCTTCCGCTTACAATCAATGTCACGCTCTGTCCACTTGCCGCATCTGAAAACACTGGCAGTGTCAAACCTGAAGTAATAGTGACTGATTGAACATTACCATTTGAAATGGTAATCGTTGGTGTGTCAGTGCTTCCCAATGCGTAGATTGATTCTTTATAGTCAACTAGGTCAGCCGCTTTCAATTGGTTATCTGCCATATTGATGTCATTGCCGTTTGCTTCTAGTTGTCCACCAAGTTGTGGTGTTGTATCATCAACTAGGTCAACTAATCCGTCATTTGTAATAGTAACAGCACCTGTTGAATCTGGTGAAGTTACTGTAATGCCTGTGCCACCAAATACTGCATTTTCCATATCAACTGCACTTGCACCTTGTGTAAGTGTAAGCACTGCTTGTCCAGTTGAGTCACTTGCAATTGAAGTTGTTAATCCGCCTGCACCGTTAATTACTAATCTTCTGTCTTCTGTTGCCGCTGTAGAAAGTTGTGCTTCACCTGAATCACCTTCTACTGTAATTTCTGATCTGTTTAGAATGTCAATAAAGTTGTTGTCTAATTCTTGGAACGTAAGACTAGAACCCTTCGTGGTTGCTCTAGCGTCTGATTCCTGTCTAAGAGTAATAGCCATTAAATGCTCCTTCTATGGTTTTCGTTGAACATACTTATTTATAGTATTTGTAATATTTGCCTGACTTTTGCAGTATATCACGTGCCGTTTGCAGTGTGCTTGCCTTTTGCACTATCACAAGTGGTGCGTAACGAAAGTTGTATTCTAAAGGCAATGGAAAATCATCTGTGTCAGGGTGCATAACCAATATTTCTACATCTTTGTTATAGTATCTTGATTGATAATCATCACATATGCTCATTAGTTCATCCCAATCTTCATCAGGACCACATATAACCACTGCTTCATAACCAACAGAATTCAATAATTGACATACTTGACTGATTTTCT